TTTCGGATAAATGTGGTATAGCCACAGTGCGACGTGCACTGCGTTAACAACACTTGATAAAATTTGTGATTCATTTAGGACCCCCACTAATGGGAGACCCCGAGACCAAAGCCTCGAGGCTACCTAATATGATCATTAATCATTTTTCATTAAATATTGTCGAGACTTAGTCTCCATTCACACCACTGTGAATGTTAGAGTGTTAACTCTGCGTTACACCGGGAGGGGTGGTGTATTGTTGTACAACAAGGGAGGCATGCCAGTCCAGAAATAAACCTGGAAGTCTTCGCCTGCAGCGCTATACATGTCGGCTCTTGCGCGAACTGTGTTCGAAGCAAAGACGACTACCGTGTACCTGGGTGACCAGGGGTCGGTAATAGTTTGGTCTGCTGTCTTCGCTGGTGCAAACCTGTACTTAGTTTGAAATGGAGTCTCAAATGAGATGACATCATTACAAGTACGAGTCGTGAGAGTGGATCCAGATCCACCGTACGATGGGGAAGTGATGGTGATGGGGTTTAATCCATCATACCGGACCACGTTGTCCGATCCACCATTGTCCAAAACTGTGTAAGTGTTGGCATAAGCGGTTGTGTCAAGGCTCCTGTGTGCTTCCAGCAAAATATCTGTGGTTGCAATCGGGATCCCATAAGGCACAACTTTAGTCCTGATCCCACCACGCCATCCAGAAAAGCACATAGTGATGTACTGAAGCATGGTAGTATTACAGAAATTGTAGGGAGTGGGAGTCCCTATAACTGCAGAATCCACAGCAGCTGGTGCCAGCCCACGCAAATAAGGAAAACTCGTCCGCGTGAACGCGTAAGCTGCATAACCTGATGTTTGAATTCGCCCAAGCGTGGAGTGCTTGTTGTATCGTTTCATAAGGGATCTGAACGATGCAATCTGTTCACCACCATACACCCGGGTGACCTCATCGATCATGGGTATGTCGGCAGTCAAGGGTTCAGGTGCGTAGTCGATCGGCATGACTCCAGCCTGAGCTGTGTCCGCTTGATCAACATCACCTTGAGAGACATAAATGTCAGATTGCGGGAAGAAATCATAATTTCTAACTTCGTCATTTGGGGAAAAGACTTTGAAATCAGATCCAGCTGAAACAAAGACATTCACCTGAGCATCATAAGCCACGGTGGTATTTGGAGTGACCAATTCATTCACAACATAGAGTCCCACAACACCATTCGAATTCACCCAATTGGTGAAGCGAAGTGTGTTGAATAGTTCGTTGGGCCCAATGAGTCCAGGCTGAAGTACAGAGATGATGCCAGTTTCCTGACTATTCGATATGGACATGGTAAAGTCTTGCTTCTCACTGATATCAACAATCTCCTGGTAATTGATGTTGTATTCAGGAGTAGCGTCCAAATAATTGGGATCGTAAACCACTCGCAAACGCCCCTTGTGGTACGCACTGGCGACCACTTGAAATCGAATGTTGATAGTACCTGTCCAAAATTGGAAGGGGAGGGCGGCAACTGCCATTGCAGGCAGGTGCAGTGCCACATCCGCTCCAGCTCCCACATTAACATCGTGCAAAGTGGGATGCACTCTAATATTGAACAGCAAGGAATCTGCAGCAGCAGATACGGGCCACGTGAATGTGGTGAGATAGGATTCACGCCCTGCAATACTAGCTATAGTGAGTGGGTCACTAGATTGCACACCAGATAGTTCAGACCCCATCCCTAACGCCTGTTTGTCATCAACTGTTAATTTATTCACATAATCTGGAACTGTGACATTAGCTAGAGAAGATATATTTGCAGGGACAATAGGTTGGGGTGACTTGGTGAGTGGGGGCCTAGCATAGCCAAGGAGTTTAGCCATGTCTGCGGTCATCTTCGCAGCGGCTTCTGCCGTGGTCGCATATGGTCCCAGACCGGGCACATTCTGGAGGGATTTGGCCACACGCGCCATTGAAGTCGCGGGGCCTGAAATGAATCCCTTGGAATTTGCCTCGTCTATCTCGTCAATGTCAGCCTGTGCAACCAAGCCAGACATGTTGAGTGATGTTGGAATGGACAAGCTCACATCCTCTGCCCAAGCGAATGCTGAGATAGTGAGGTCATCGATACCCCCATTTGCATGCTGCAACTGGTTCATACTACGGATACAAATCTCTCCCATGTTGTTCCATTCACCGTCAGTCAAGTTCATGTAATCATACAAGTAAAAGAATGGTAGGGTCATGGAACCACCGGTGGAAGTGGTAGGATCCAGATATATGTGGGGCTGTTGCGACGCTTGAATGAGATCCTGTGGTACCGCAGAACGATTCTGCGATAACTCATCATAAAGATGAAGGGGCAAATACGATGCAATAGCCTTGCCATAGTAAAACCCATTTCCATTAATGACAAACTTTACTTTCAAATTGCACCTAATAAGATTGTAATTTGTAATTCTGTTTGCTATTCGCGGATTGGAGAAAAACAATGACCAGGGGTCAAATGTGTGATGGATGTCAGTGTTGACAGACCAAGTGCGAGTGTCGATCTTGATAGGTCGTGACAAGAACTCACTTAGACCAACGTCAGTACTATCGCGACTGGAACGGGTCTTGTCTACGCCAGTTTTGACAGAATACTCGATATCATCAGGTGAGCCGTCAGCAAATGACATTGTCTGTTGCTTCGAATTCTTAGGCTCAGAAGCGATGTTTGCCTCGGCGACATCAGCCTGAGCAACATATTGATGGTTTACGTAATCAACGTTTGTGTTTATTTTATTGGTAAGTAAATTTAACCATAGTGGAAGTAGGATACTCAATCTACATCCGGTTCTTCACGTTGTGTATATACGAGTGCACGCAATCCTCTAAACGTGGAATGGAGGAAGCTTGTAATCTGCTCGCATTGATGATTTTGCCTAACTTGAGAATCTACTCTAGGGTCTCCGACCAAGGCCCCATTTAAGGGGGAGTGGATGTGACTGCAACAGTCACGGTTTGGGAGGAATGGTTTTTCAGTACAGCGAGTTGCTCACCGTATTTAATATGCCAATTCCCCAATTTGGTATCGAAGTCGACAAGCACATTTCCAAAAGGATCTATACCTAAGCGCTCGAACACCTGGAGGAACTCTTGCTGCCTCCGATCATATGCTGCTCGCCCATGATTAAAGAACTCATCAAGCGCGGAGTTCATCAAATGGGCACCCATCATCTCCGGGGTAGAAAACGCATCAGGGTTGAAATTGATCATATGAAGAGGCTTGAAGATGGAAACAGGATCCAAGGCACCCACATGTACACCCAATTCGTGGTCGCGCGTAAAATTTCGTTTCAAAAAGTCGGCTTCTTCAAATGGAAAGAATGGGGAGTCTATGTTCTGCTTGTTTGGAGTGGTGTATGTGATACCACGAGTCGCCAACACGCGACTTATGACTTTCATGTCAAAATAGTCACATTCAGGGGAAACAGACCCTTCATTGTCGTCACCATAAGTCAAGAGTGCCACATTCTCCTGAAATGTTCTAGTACAACTTGCGGGCCTAACAGTGAAGTAGACACATCGTAGGAGAAGGGAATTTCCAATACCATTCAAGAATGCTGTCAGAGTGTGACCGGATATACCCACACCAGAAGTAAGGTCAAACACATCACCAAAATAGTCAATGGTGGCGTTGGTCATCTCAAGAAGAAACGTTTCCATGGCTGCAATATCATCTGGAGAATAACCGGGACAATTCTTGGCAAGTGTTATGAGCACATTCAAAGATGCTCGAATGACCGAAGATGGAAGTTTGGCATCATACTTTGAGAAATCTCCGGCGATGATCCTGTCGGCACCGAACTTCTTCATGTGTTGATATATAGCCTCTGCTTCTGGGCCGAAGCAGTTGAGGCCAACACAACATTCACTTTGGGTGGTGTTGTATTGTAGAAATCTGCCGAGTGGCAGGAAATACTTCCGGCCAATCATAGTCATACCTGTTGAGCCCACATATATGATTCTACATTTCTCCGGTTTGGTGTGTACTTCATCTTTACAAACTGCCTTGGTGAGAAAATGGACCCTCTGCCTAGCCCTGAGACAGGCATCGACTTCGTGAAAATGGTCCATCACATCATCACTGTATTTCCAGGCATCACCCGAATGCTCAGGAGGAATATCTTCTGGTGGGAGCTTAGACATGTGTTCATGCTTCTTACCGGCGAATGGAAAACCAACACTGGTATTCCTATTCAAAGGTTCTTCGTACTTTTTCCCACTTCCATTCACGATTTGGAAGTCAGTGAGTGGTCCTGTGGGGGCAGCATGACTACCCTTGAGTCTGTCCAAAAGAGGGAGTACATAATCGTTCGAAGCCTGCTTCAAAATCGACGTTGGGAATGCACCACCAGGTTTAGCCATAGCCTGGGCAGTCTTCTGGGGGCCGAACCACCTAGGCCGGAAGTGTGCAAAGTAGTATGAACCACCATCAGAACCGCATATCTCTTGCATTAATGGACTGAGTGGTGAACGCTGGAATGCCGTGTTGGCAGTTGCCAAGCTGTCAGTGACACCGCGCAACTCAAAATGACTCTCTCCAATGTAGCCAAGTGGGCTTTTGGAATGTGGTGGTGCATCGCGCACTTTCCCGTGCTCCGCAACCAAATTGATTCCACCCTCATTGTGGGGGGGAACATACGTGGGATCGGAGGATGAAAAATGGGCCAGGGCCAACTGGAACTCACCTTGGGTCAAGCAACACGCAATCGCGGCATATGGATCAGTAACACTTCCAGCAGTATGGAAACCCACAATGTGAGCTCCAGATTTGCTCACTTGAATGAGTGGGGCACCACACAGTCCGGCGTGGTGTTCTGTCCCCCCCCTGTAGTGCACGCCCTTGTAACTTAATGCGGCACTAACTGAAACATTTTCAACACCAGTGGTGGCCATTGGAGTTCTAGAGAATTTGTTATCGCTGTCAATAGCTAACCGCACACCAGATGTGGGTACATTACCGTCCGAAATCGGAAGGTGTTTGGCGAGGCGGGACCTACTCCCAAATGAGGGTATGTGCAAAATGGCCAAGTCTTTATTTTTGATTCTGAAACCATCCCTGTGCTGGAGGTTGGCTTCGAATCGATGTTTGCCTGATGCACTCATAAGTTTCGCTTGGATCACCTTTAATGGATCTGGGTCGTGTGCGATTACCCTATCGAATGCATCAAGGTAGTGTGAAGCTACAACAAAACAACTGTTGTCAATGACAACGCCCTGGATAGTGCCAATGTGTCTCTCCCCGTGATACACATTACCACGATATATGTTGTTCTTCACCAATGGTTCCAGATCTTCACTAGCGGTGCTGTATGATACGCGACCTAAATGGTCACGAGCCTTGACTCCAGGCTCAATACTCTGCGTCGACCACACATTTTCGGGTGCGGATGCCCTGAACTTGGGATCGTCGATCAAAGACGCCGGTATCTCAGACCCAGTAGGGGGGACTTCTGGCTTCGCATCCATTGATATGCTCTGAGGCTCCAAGATCTCAGTAATCTTGGGATTTTTCAACATTTTCAGGCTCTGGCAAACTGCAATAATGGCTGCACAGTAACCCATCACTGGCATCATGTCGTATGCTTTCCAATTACCCATGATATAGAGCATCTCTCCTCCACGAATAGCTCGATCATGCATGTGCCTGTGTAGATTGGTGAGAAATGTGACACCAGCCAACTGGAAAACTGAAGCCACGGAAAGCGCTACACCAAAAGGCATTGCGGCACCAAATCCGAAGGCGCAAGTCATAACACTACATGTCCACATGGTCAGATTCTGCTTAAAAGCTCGTGTGATGTCCAACCTCTTTTTGGGTGCACAGTATGAATACATTTTGTTGACAAAGGCACAATGGGGTAACTCTATGTGGGGTATCCATGGGAAGACCGTTTTGAAATACCTGTTGGCCTCTACTACCGCAACCAGGTCATGGATGTTGTGTTCGGCCGTGACACCAGTCTGACCATGCAACTTGGCTTCCTCAGGAATAATGAATTTACTAAACAAAGCTTCCTCAACATAAGGCGTGAAATTTTTCTTGTAGATTGCTGGTATTTCATCTGGTGTTTCTTCGGAAAACATATACTCATCTATCATCTCCTGGGTGAGGGGAGGCTTACGCTTCACCTTGGAACGTTTGGCGTCATTCGCCTTCGTGCGGGGGCAGTGGAAAATTGGTGAATCAGCACACTTGTCCCTGGTGAACCGCGATCCAGTAGCTTGTATTGGAGGTTTGGGGCACGAGCACAAAGAAGCGAATGACCCACTGTCACATAGACCACATATTTCCGTATTAGGAACTACCGTTTGTGCGTGGAGCAATGAAGTCTTCTGGGAGGAGACAAAACTTCTTGCTTCAGACGCGGTAAACTCCAGAAATTGCTTAGTGGTAACCTTGTGATTCCCGTTTACTTCCATAGGTATCTTTTTCAAGGTAGAGGTCCCAGGCATGAATACTAAGTCAAACAAATAAATGTCTACGACTTCCTCGATTTCACTACCTCCAAATACACCATCGGCACGGGCTTTGGCAATGATCTCACTGTTCAAAACCAAGTTGCCTTGAAGATCGGCTTTACAAAATTGGGGTTTTGCAACAACATGACCTACCACATTAACTCGGCGTGCGAAAGCTTCTGGATTCCGTGCGACTGAGGCCAAACCGGGAAAAATCCCATTGCCATTGGCTGTCACAAGATCTGGGTTGCATTGGACCTTACCTTTATCAGCAGTGTCTGACATAGGCGGGGCATACTTGCTGACTCCCACAGCACACAGATATTCATTCATCTGCCTACTGAGTTGAGTAGGGTCAATAGCGGAGCCCATGTCATCAAAATGTACCTGTTTCTTTGACGATTTCATGTCGGACCAGTACGCATCGGAACACACCCGAGTGTAGACATCATTCGGAGTGTAATCCCCATTCAACGTGAGTAGAATATACTTGCCTAACAAGGTGGTAAGGTGAGACTTACCTTGACCAGGTAATCCGTCCAAATAGATGGAGTATGGTTGGGCTCGAGTCTGTATTGTGGAGAGAATAGTGCGTATTTCTGCTGCATAATTCTCCAGTTTAAGGTACCAAGTGGTGTACATGTGTGTCCAAGTGGGACTCGAGCAAGTGTCCAATATCCTACGCAAGCGTCGGATCATGAGAGTGACTTCAAGTTGAAACACATGATTTTCTTTCCCAGTGGTGCGTACTAGGTTACCAAGCCTGAACAAGTCAAACTCTTGTTGTATGGTGGCCAGCTGTTGAGGCAAGCCTGGGTTGTCAGTGTCCCCAAAAGCGTCCATGAGGTTGCCACTGACAGAAAATCTGTATAGTGATTCGGCAATATACTCGGCCACATCAGCCATAGCATTCCATGAGGTGATGCGAGTTTTGATAATGGACTGAGCCTCAGGAAATAATGCCATAGCAAATTCTTCTGACCACTCGCCCTTCGTCAGGTTGAGGACACCTGTATAGGTCATGATAGCGAACAATTTTGAAAAGTTGGTAAATAGGGGATGGCTTTTGACATTGCCCCAATCCTTTCTGGCGTTGCGAAACATAGTAAGCCAGGACATAGCTAGGTCGCCTGTATCAGATTTCCCAGGGACTTGGATATCATCTTGGAATGTGAAAGCGACACCAATAACTTTGAAGACAAATGAGACGATTCGCTTAACGTCCTCATGAGGGGTGATGCCAGATATGTATAAGAACAGAGTTTGGGCAGCACTTGGCCAGGTTTCAGCTTGCGCCATCAAATTAATGGTGACGAGAGTTCGGGCAAGACCTAATCCAATGGGCCCAACATGTGTTCTCATGATGTGATTGACATTTTGTCCCAAGGAGATGGCGATGCTGTCTCGCAAGTGGCCACGGATGTCAAGTTGAGGTTCGTAATCTGGTCCAAGGTAATGGTCAGCATCAGAATTCTCAGATGGTGGGCCCCGGTGGGTTGGAGCACGTGTTTGCAATGCAGATTGCTTAGGAATAGCAGGAGGTTTACTCGTGATTTTCCATAGGTTCGAGAAGGGCAACTTACGCTTGCCTTTCTTACTCTTGTGTTTTCGAGTGCGCGCTCGACCAGATTGTACATTAATAGGGCATGAAATCATGGTTGGCACGGGGTGTGTTGTTTCATCATCGATGCCAAGATAGTCAAACAGTGTGGCTAACTCAGAGTCGGGATGGTTCTTCGGAGGCGAATCCGGGGGTGATGGGGTGTTATTTCCATCGGCTAAGTCCTTGAAGTGTTTTTCGGGTATTCTTAAAACGGACTTTTTCATGTTGGGGTTTTGGTTGGGTTTGGGTGCGTTTAAAGTCTTCGCAATAGACTGTATCGTAATCTTTAACAGATAATGGGCTACGAACACACCCATTGTTATTTCACAACTTCACGCAATGAAGCAATGTGTAAATATAATGTACCTATTTTCTTATACAGGCGGTTAAGTTTCTAATGAGAGATAGACTAACATATGTTGACATAATGGTGGGTAGAGGTCTAACAAATCTTCAAACATAGAACATAATTCTTAACGCTAACACACTTCAGGTTCGCGGGTATAATACGTCTTTTCGACATGAGAGGTTCAACAGAAATATATAGCAATAGGCCAATATAGGCCAGCTTCAAAATCTGCAATAATTTTAAATGATGTGAACTTAAATATGGATAACATGATCCATACATAGAGGTTTGTACAAATAGAACTTCATGTAAATAAATACACACTTCAAAAGTTAATGAAATGAAATAATCGTTGTCTGGTTTGGGTCCCACTATAAATAGTGGACACGGATTCTATGCAATTAAATGCAAGCATACCGTCGTTGGTGATTGGGTTTGGGTTTGTTTATTTTGTTTTGGGGTTTTTGCGTCCAGTTAGTTTAGGCTGAACATACTTAGTAAATAATCTAGGAAATCTGTGAGGCATAAAGTCTCACAACTGGCAATGCGTGGGCATATACCAAATATATCTGAATCGATAGAGATTCAACACTTACCTACATTATTCTATCGACCAGAGGCTGTTTACCTAGGAGACCTGCTGCGGATATGGGTACGAGCTGGTGCGACTCGCCGAAGCCCTCAGCTTGATTTTCAAGGTCCCGTCCGACGCC